TCTATAACAGGAACACTTGCGATTGGCGATGGTGGAACGGGTGCTACAACTGCAAGTGCAGCTAGAACAGCTTTAGGATTAGCGATTGGAACGAATGTTCAAGCCTATGATGCAGATTTAGATGCGTTGTCTGGTTGCCAATCTGGTGCAGCAGCAGCTTTAGCAGCTTTAACTTCAACTGAAGTAGCAATTCTTGATGGAGCTACAGTCAGTACTGCTGAATTGAACATTATGGATGGTGATACATCTGCGACTTCTACAACTTTGGCAGCAGCAGATCGGATGGTTATGAACGATGCTGGAACCATGAAACAAGTTGCATTATCTGATCTAGTTACATTTCTAGAAGATGAAAGTGCATCTAGTTTTAACATAGACGGTGGATCTTACTAAAAAGTAGCTATTAGGAGGCAAGGCCAATGGCTAATACAATTAAGCTAAAAAGAGGTTCTGGTAGCGATCCAAGTGCTAGTGATTTATCTGTTGGAGAGGTTGCGGTAAGAACGGATGAAGGTAAGTTATTTACTAAAAAAGATGATGGAACGGTAGCAGAAATATCAGGCGGTGGTGGTGGTGGTGCTACTGGTGGCGGAAATGACAAAATTTTCTATGAGAATGACCAAGCTGTTACAACCGACTATACTATTACTAGCGGTAAAAACGCCATGAGTGCTGGTCCAATAACTATAAATAACGGAGTTTCCGTCACAGTACCTTCTGGTTCAACTTACACAATCGTTTAATTATGCCTATCACTATTAATGGATCAGGAACGGTAGCAGGTATCTCAGTAGGAGGTTTACCTGACGGAATTGTTGATAATGATATGCTTGCTGTTGGTATTGGAGGCAAGGTTATGCAAGTTGCTCAAGATACGTTTGTTGGTATTGGTTCTTTTGGAATAAACAATACAATATATGTACCTAATGCACCCAACGCAACATTAACTCCTTCTTCATCATCAAATAAAATATTAGTAGACGTTTACTTAAATACTACATTAAATAATGCAGATGAATTTTCTCAACTTATTTTATATAGAGAAATAGGTGGTTCTGGAGGATTTAGTGCTGTTACAGGTGCAATAGGAGATGCTGATGGAAGTAGGAGAAGAATTACTGCTGGATTTAGAACAACAGGAAATAATAACTTTGGTACATATCAAGTAAATATAAAATATTTAGATTCGCCAAACACCACAAGTTCTGTTTCATATAAAATTGCACATTGTCATGGTACTCAAGGATATATTGAACATTTTATAAATAAAACACCTACAGACACAGATGGTTCAACAGTAGGAAGAATGTATAGCAGTATGATTTTATCGGAGATAGCTGCATGAAAATTACAAAAGGACAGGCACTCTATTCATTACGACCCAATGCAGCGTGGGTTATTATTGATGATACAACTATTGATTGGCGAGATGAAAAAGAAACACAACCAACAGATACAGAAATAGCTACAGAACAAACAAGACTAATAGGATTAGAAGAATTTAAGTTATTAAGAGAAGAAAGAAACAAAAGATTAGCAGCTACCGATTGGAGAGCTAGTTCTGATTTAACTCTTTCAGATGCTTGGAAAACTTATCGTCAAAGTTTGCGTGATCTTCCAGCTAATTCATCGCCTAAATTAGATGCAGATGGTAATTTAGATATGTCATCTGTTACTTTTCCTATTGAACCATGAGTACACTTAAAGTCACAAACGTAAAACATGAAACAAGTGGTATCAATACTCTTGTATTTGATAATGGTGGTTCGTCAGGTGGTAATGGCAGAGTTACTACGAAAGGAACTATTGGAGAAATATCTGCTATTTCTTACGCATCTACAATTACATTAGATTTTAGAACAGCTAATAACTTCTCTACGACATTAACTGGCAATACTACTTTTGCTAATCCTTCTAATATTTCAGCAGGGCAAAGCGGTGTGATATTTATAACGCAAGATGGCACAGGGTCACGCACAGCAGCTTTTGGATCGTATTGGGATTTCTCAGATGGCACAGCACCTACATTATCTACAGGAGCTAATGCAGTAGACATGATCGTATGGATAGCAAGATCATCTACAAAAATATCAGCACAGTTTTCTGGAAACTTTAGCTAATGAGCAGTATTGGTAGTCCATCTCCTTTTTTACTTGGAGGCAAGAAATCTCTTACAGTAGATCGTAGCTTAAGATTTAATGATGATGATAGTGTTTATTTAAACAGAACACCAAGTAGCACATCAAATAGAAAAACTTTTACAATTTCATTGTGGTTTAAAAGAGGAGTTATTGACAATGGAGGTGTACCACAAGCCTTATATGGAGCTTATGATAATTCAACTTCTGGTAATGATGGTTATTATTTTTCGGCTTCACTAGATAGCGGAGGTGTACTTGCAGTCGGAGCTTGGTCACAAAATTGGCGTGTTACAAGTAGGCGTTTTCGTGATTGCTCTGCTTGGTATCATCTTGTAGTTGCTATTGATACGACCCAATCAACTGCTGATAATAGGGTAAGAATTTATGTAAATGGAATTGAAGAAACAGAATTTGGTACAAAAAATAATCCCAGTCAAAATTATGACTTAGGTTGGAATTTTAATGCTCAAATGCACACTATTGGAAGAGTTAATTATACAAGTGGTACTGGGCCTTATCATTATGATGGCTATATTGCAGAATTTAATAGTATTGATGGATTACAACTTACACCTAGTTCTTTTGGAGAAACAGATGTGACAACAGGCCAATGGAATCCTAAAGATACAACTGGATTAACTTTTGGTACAAATGGGTTTAGATTACAGTTCTCTGACAATTCTGGAGCGACTGCAACAACACTTGGTAAAGATTCAAGCGGTAATGGTAACAATTTCACACCAAATAATTTTTCTGTAAGTGCTGGTGCTGGTAATGATTCTTTAGAAGATACTCCTACAAATAATTTTTGTACATTAAATCCTAATATTGGAAATGGAGCTAGAAGTGGAGTAGCACCATCAAACGGAAACTTAGATGTAGAACATACTAATGACAGTACTAATAGAGCTACTTTTTTCTTTGGACCAGGTGGTATTCAATCAGGTAAATGGTATTGGGAACTTAAAAATACAGGTGGTTCTTATGGGCAACGAATAGGTCTTACAGGTGATTTGACTAATTCTATGGGAAGTAATAGTTCTTTTTTTAGAACAAATAATGTAAGTTGGTTTTCTACTCAAGCATATAAAAAATATACAGAAACATCCGAAACTTCATCAGGTATGCCTGGTTATTCTGCTGGAGATGTTTTAGGCATTGCTTATGATGCTGATAATGGAGAAATTAAATATTATGGAAATGGATCATTACTTGTGACTGATAGTACAATTCCAAGCGTATTGACAAACGAATTATATATTATTGTTCTTTCAACCAACGCAAGTCCTAATACTTGGCCTGTAGGATCATTTAATTTTGGTCAAAGAGCATTTGATTACACACCACCATTGGGATATAAAAAGTTAAATTCTAACAACTTACCTGACCCTACAATTAAAAAACCTAATCAGCATTTTGATACTTTGCTTTATGTAGGAAATAATTTTAATGGAACAAGAGCCATCACGGGATACAATTTTCAACCTGATTGGATTTGGACAAAAAATAGAACAGCAGCAACATCACATAATATTTATGATGAAGTAAGAGGATTAGGTTCTGGAAAAGAAATATGTTCTGATAAAACACAAGCTGAAGGTGGTGAGAATGGTGCAGCTTATGGTTATATGACTCGTGCAACAAATGGTTTTAATGTTGTAAAGGGAAGTGATAGCTCAAGTGGTAACTATAACTTAAATTTAAATGCTAATAACTATGCAGCTTGGGCTTGGAACGCTGGCGATACAGATAGCAAAACTTATACAGTTACAGTCGTTTCTGATTCTGGTAATAAGTACAGATTTGATAGTTTTGGAACCTCTGCTGTGACTCTTGATCTTGCAGAGGGTGGTACTTATACATTTAATTATCCATCTGCACATCCTTTGCGTTTTTCAACAACATCAGATGGCACACATGGAGGAGGTTCTGAATATACAACTGGGGTATCAACATATGGCAATAGTATTACAATAACTGTCGCCGCATCTGCTCCTACGTTGTATTACTATTGCACACAACATAGTGGCATGGGAGGACAGGTTAATACAAATTCAACTCTTGGATCAAGTAATTTTGATGGATCAGTACAATCACTTGTAAAAGCAAATACAACATCAGGTTTTTCTATAATTAGCTATGCTGGTAATCAAAGTAGTGCATATACAATCGGTCATGGATTGGGAGTTGCACCTAATGTCATAATTGCAAAATCAAGAACTGATGATGTTAATTGGGGAGTTTATTACGATATATTAGGAGTAAATACTAATTGGTCGGTATTAAATAGTTCAAATGCACAAGGTAATAATGATAATTCTGAAATGTCTGGAAAATATGCAATCTTAAATAGTTCTACAATTCAAATATCATACACAGCTTTTGCAGACACAGGATCTAGTATGATAATGTATGCTTTCAGCGAAGTAGCAGGGTATAGCAAGTTTGGGTCATATACAGGTAACAATAATGCTGATGGCACTTTTATTTATACAGGTTTTAGACCAGCTTTGATAATAATTAAGAAAACAAGTGATTCAGGTAATTGGACTATTTGGGATAATAAAAGAGATTCTTATAATTATAGTGAGAACAGTTTATTTCCTAACCTCAGTAGTGCAGAAGAAACAGGCAACCAATTTGAAAGATGGGATTTGTTGTCAAATGGTTTTAAATTAAGAGCTAATGGTGGTCGTAATAATGTCTCAGGAGCAACTTATATTTATTTAGCATTTGCAGAAGCTCCTTTCAAATATGCTAGAGCAAGGTAATATAATAATATTATGGCTTTTACATTAAACGGAAACCCACTTGCAGTAGATGTACCTTTCACCACATCTGATGGCACTCAATACCCTGCTAACTGGTTAAGACTATCTACTGCTAAAGAGAAAACAGATCTTGGAATATCTGAAGTAGCTGACGCTCCAGTATATGATAGTCGTTTTTACAACGGAGATGGCTCTGCAAAAACACTTGATGATGTTAATGCAACAGATAATGACGGAAACTTGTTAAAAAATTCTGACGGAACTCAGATGATTATACAGGGAGTTAAATCAATACTGAAGGCACAGGAAAAGGCAACTGCTGGTTCTTTGTTAGCTAAATATGATTGGTATGTTGTAAGAAAAGCTGAGAAATCTACTGCAATACCTACAGCAATTACAACTTATCGTGATGGTGTTAGAACAGCTTGTAATACAAGAGAAACAGAGATTGATGCGTGTGCAGATACAGCAGCTTTAGTTACTTTATATGGTGCGACTTATGATAAAGATGGAAACCTTGAAAAGTTCAATATGACACAATATCCAGTAGATCCTAATTCATAAATATGTTAGATCCAAAGCAGAAACTTGCTGCTCTTGAAGCTGAACAACAACAAATAATAAAAAATTATAAAGAAGCAGAACAAGTTGTAAAAAACTGCGAGGTTAAATTATATCAACTCAAAGGTGGTATAGATGCAATTAAGGACTTGATGCAAGACGAAGAGACTACTTAGACTTTTCTATAATTTGACGCTGAATTAAGCCTAGAGTGACGTAAAGAGGCGATAGACCTATAATCAGTAGTAATACAGCTATGCTCATAACAGACATGGCTCTTAAAATTGCAAACTTTATCATGTTTCAGAAGATAGCAAATTGTTTGAGTATTATCTCATTCTTAATGGTAGCTTCGATGACTGCTACAGGAGTAATAGGTTACAGGTATGTAACTTCAGAAAATTTTAAATCCCAAGTTATGAATGAAATTCTTGGAAATGTGCAGGGTATGATGCCTAAATTATTGGATCAAGGCTTACCTAAAATGACAGGTCCATCTATGCCGATTATTAAATGAAATGTTATTGGTGCGATACAGAACTAATCATAGGTGGAGACATTGATATTGAAGAAGATATGAATGGTTATCCTGAGTTTTCTGTGATGACTAACTTATCTTGTCCTAAATGTTTTTCAGAAGTAGAAGTATTAAAGAAAAGAGATGCCTACGATTGAAATACCTGATATAAGTATTGCTGATATTTATATCCCAAACGTACCAGAACCTTACAATCCTCACTACATCAATGCAGCTAAAGCACCTGAGATTAATGTTCCTGGTTGTACCTATCAACATCGTGATATAAA